TTAAGCAGCAGCTGAGCCAGCTTGCTGCCCCGCCGCCTTCCCCTTGCTAAGCTCCTTATCAATCTTCTCTATCAAATCATCATCCGGCAATGCAATGCGCGCAAGCTGCTTGTTCAGCTCTGTCTGCAGCGTTGCTGAATTGATCATCGCTGCCGCTTCCCGTGCCGCCTTGATGAAATTCAAGTCAGCCTGCTTGTCGCGCAGCTCAAAGTGGGTGGGATAGTTCACCTCAAAGCCTGCATTTGCATGGTCGATTCCTTCCCATGCGCAGAAAATCTCAAAGATTCTGTACTCGGTCAGCTGCAGCTGGGCCGCCTTTTCGGCAAGCAGCGTGTTGAGTATCTGGAACTCGGTCTCCATCGCCACAGCCGAAACAACCTGGGCGCGGTAGGTTCGCACCGGTGTGAGGTGCGCCATGCGGTTGACCATTTCGGTTTTCTTGTCAATGGTGTTAAGCAGTCCGGTCAGTGCGCTTGCATCGGCCTGCAGCAGATAAGGAAGCTTGCCTGAAGGTGTGTCGGGATCCATGATAATAACGCCGCCCGCACCGGTCGAGGCCTGGTCATTGAGGTTTTTGACAAGTGTTTTGTGGTTTGCGCCCCTGATCATCTGGGTCAGTTCGGAGAGGTCGTTATAGATGCTGATCTGCACTCCGGCTATATCCTGCAGGTCGGAGGTGGAGAGGCCTCTTGTCAGTGACTTCTTGTTGTAGTGTGGTGTTGCCGGTATGCGGCCAATCGGGTTTTTTATCGTGATTGTTTGCGTGGTTTTTCCAACGGTTGTGCTGGTCACCACTGTATCTTTTGACCATTGGCGGATAATTTTCACGTCGCCTTCTCGTGTTGTGTACTGTTCCTGGACCTCGAACCAGGTCAGCTCATATTCGCCGGAGGGTTTCGGCGTAAACTCAAAATCGGTCACATCAAGCGGGGTGTAAAAGCGCAGGTAGGGCCTTATGCCGCCATTGATTTCATCAGCCTTGGTGTATGCCGCAGAGCCCGGCTTGTCCACAATAACCCATACCACCCCGTAGACAGAGCCCCATATCAGCACCTGCTTCATGAACTCATTGTATGGAGTGCCTTCGCGGTCGGCATCATGCAGCAAGGAGTTCAGCGGCACATTATTGTTCAGCGTTCCCAGATTGCGTTTCGGAGGTTCGCGCCAGATAAAGCCGCTGTATGTCGAGACCACCCCTTCGCAATGGTTCTCAAGCGGCGTCTGCTTCACCCGCTCCTGCAGTTGCGCTGCACTCTCATTGATATACTGGTAGAGATAGTTCATCTCCTTCCAGGCCCGCCCGCCCTTGTAAGCCGCTTCAAACATCTTCCAGTCATCTGTATTCGCTGTATAGACACTGTTCGCCATTTTCCTGTTCCGGTTGGTTTGAAAAACTTCTCATCATTATTCTTAAACTCTCCAGTGCATCGGCTGCCTGATGTTCATGTCCGGCATCCGCACAGGAAAGAGTTTTTCGATTGCATAGCCTGCAGCGTCGGATGCATGGGTGAGCGCCTCGTTGCTCTTGTCGATTTCCCCGCATTTCCAGCTTACCTGCTCAAAGTCTTTCACGAGGCGGGGACACCTGGCGCTTATCCGCAGCTTGCCTTCGCGCATCAGCTTGTTGACTGCATTCACGCGGGCGCGTTGCGGCGGGTGTGCCGGCCTTGCTTCCACCGTAAAGCCCTTGTCTCGCAGGATGGTAAAATCAGTTGCATCCGAAGAGCTTTTGCGCGCCCGTCCTGCAGGATCAGGGAAGACGGTTATGCCGGGGTAGCGCTCATGCAGGCGGTCGGCCAGCTCGTAGGTTGTAGAGTTGTCGATGTGGATTTCGTCATGGAAGCAGACCACCCCGTCCGACATCACCGAGAATATTTCCGCCGTCATGTTGTCAATGTTGAAATCAATCCCGGCACGCAGCGGCTGGTTCATCGCACCCTCCTGTATCATGTTCCGCTCAAAATATTTGTAGACCCTGCCAGCCGTCAGGTTGACAAACTGCCCGTTCAGATAGGCCGCACGCTGATTTTCGTCGAAAGCTTTTTCAAGCATTGTGATAAATTGCTCCGGGAGAAAGGTATTGTCTGCCGTGCGCGCCACAACAGTGCCAAGATCGTATCGCCCGTCGAGGTTTTGCGCCAGTTCGTATCCCCAGTTGAGTTGTTCGGGGGTACCTGTCAAAAAGAGTTCCCTGTAGAAGGCCTCCGGGTGGCGCAGCCGGGAGAGCACTACACTGAGAATCTCCTCATGCATGATGAAGGGTTCATCAATTCCTGCCGTGGCGAGGTTGGGCCCTTTGAGCGATTCCGGTTCGTCTCCGCTTGCAATCCAGATGTATCCATTCCAGTCGGGGATGAAGAATTCGTGGTTGGTCTTGTTGTAGATATAGTTGACAGTGCCCCGGTCGAGCATCTCCCTGATGGAGACAATGACTGTTTTCCGCGCCTGCTTGTAGGTCGGCGAGACATAGAGGTGGGGGATGGGGGAGTTCATATAGGAGCTCCAGATGGAGCGCAGGGCACCGATGCGGGTTTTGCCGCACCCGTACCCTCCGACGAGCAGCTTGATAAAGTTCGGCAGCTGCCAGAAGGCACGCTGGTGCGGCAGCATCAGGCTCAGGTCAATCTTGTAGATCGGCTGGTTCATTGCAGCGATGAAGGCAGCCTGGCACGCGCTTTTGCTTCAGTTGCACCGGGCCTCTCGAGTGTCAGGTCATTGCGGTAGTATCCACCTTCCAGCAGGTCGGCAACGCCGGGCACAGCAGTACCGGTTGAGTCCTTCACCCACACTTTCACATTTCTGACAGTTTCCCGAAGCTGGACCGTTCTTGTTGTGCTGTTGCCAAGATAGACCACGCGGCTGCCGCAGCCCTCAAGGCAGAGCGCCAGCATGGGGAGTATCACCGCCCCACCCGTCAGCTTTCGCCGAGTTGATAAATGCATCATCGTTTTTGTCTGGTTTGCCTGCAATAATCTGCCGTGGCGACATTGCCCCAAGTACGGCATCCACCAGCCCCTGCAGCACGCCTTTTTCTGCAAGGGCCTTGATGGTGGAACGCACAATGACGGCCATCAACCGATCGAAAAAAGTTTCCATTACTGTTTCGGGTTGAGTGCAAGAGCGTTCAGCACCGCGATGATTTTGGCAAGCATGGCATCATCCGCCTGCGATGGTGTCATCTTGACAATCAGCGAGGCGAGCGTTACCACACCACCGACAGCCGCCGTGATGTTTACCCAATTCGCCTGAATCCATTCCATTATCTGTCTCCGTTTAGTTGTATAAAATCAGCTTCATCAGCTGCAAGCCTCTCAGTACATCCTCTCATTATCTTTCGTCTGTCCGGGCGGTATCCGGCCCATCCCTGTCAGCAGTACCCGCCATCTATTGTTTCAGTCATGGTTTTTTCGGTTTGTTGTCCTGGTTTGTCATGTTTCTTCTTCTTTCCTGCGGTGTCTCATCATCAATGGTGCCAGCGAAAAAGTTGAAAATCCTTCTCTCCCTGCGGTAAATCTCACTGATAACCCGGTCACCGAGAGCACCGGAGATATAGCCCACAATAAAGGAGAGGTCTCTCGGCAGCTCCATGTATTCGCAGAAGAGGTAGGCCGGGCATATCGCCAGCACTGCAACCGTAAAGCGGATCAGCAGATCCCGTTTGCCCAGTATCATATTCTGGTAAAGCCCATGGAAGATATTGGTCAGGGCCCCGAGAAAGCCGCTGATCACCAGTCCAAGTATATCTTCGTTTTTCATCCGCATCTCTTTTTAAAAGCTTCTCACCGCCCGAACCGTCGGATAGTCGCTGTTCTTGATATCATCAAAAGGTGAAGAATCGTAGAATGAGTAGATGCTCACATTTGTTGCATTGACCTCCGTGGAACTCCAGTAGTTGCCCTCCGGGTCCATCACGCCAATTGCCGTGCAGTTGATGCAGAGCTTTTCCAGCTCCTTCTCGCTCGGCAGGTACCAGTCGCTGAAGCCTCCGCCGCTGTAGTTGCGGCAGTTCTTTGCCGCGCTTGCCGTATGCCCTGCTTGCGCCATGATCTTCGTTGTGTTCGCTGCACCGCTGCCAAGGTTTGCGCTTGTGCCGGTCACGGCAACCGACGTGATGTTGCTCCATGCAGTCACGGCAGCCTGGTCGGCAGTGGCAACAATCAGCCCGTGCGGCGTCGAGGAGCTGTAGCCCGGATCACCGGAGAGCAGCAGATAGGCGCATATTCCGCCGCCATAGGCCGCACCGACAACCGGAGCAGCAGAAGCGCTCCATACTGTCGTGCCGTTGCAGATGATCGAGCTGAGCACAGTACCGTTACAGGTCACAGCAGTCACGGTAGTTCCATTGAAAGTGAGCGGCATCGGTCAGGTTGTTGTCAGTGTCAGGGTCGTCCCCGAAAGCGAGGCCTTCATTCCGCCATAGACCGTCGCCGTTGCCTTCTGGGCAGCAGCATCGGTTATGCCATAGCCCGAGAGCGTTGTCGGTTTTCCCGTTACAGCACTCCAGGCCATCGAACCCGGCAGCGTCATGATGTTGCCGCTTCCGTCCTTGGTATAGAGCAGCTTGTCAGCCAGGTTAACGAGCAGTTCTCCGGTATCGCATTGGGCAGTGGTCGGCACCCGCGCCGCCACCGAAGTCCGTTTTAAAAGTAGCTTGGCCATAATCAATTATTATCATTTTCAATCTTCTCTACTCTTCCCTCAGCACGCAGCACCCGCAACTCAGCACTCTTTTAAAAAGTCCCTCCGTCCACCACTCCCACATCCAGCGTCACATAGCCATTCCCGGAGCCCTTCGCCCAGCTCATGCTTGTGCCCATCCGTACAACACCGTCAGTGCCGTCAGTACCCCAGAGATAGCCCGCAGTGCCGCCGGTGATAATCGCTACCTTCTCGTCAGTTGAGCCAGCCGGGATGTTCAGCGCGCTCTTGAAGGCATCGAAGGTGATCTTCTTCTCCTTCTGGCCGGTCGTCTCACTGTAGTCGTGCAGCATCACAAGGTCATTGGGGCCGTCAATCGCCGGAAGCGTCACCAGGGCATCAATGGAAGGAACCACCGGTATTTTTGTTGCTGCGCCTGTTGCAAGATGCAGCGTGCCGCGATCAAGTGTCACCATCGGTTCACCGGCATTCATCCCGTTCGTCGGCAGCGAAGCATAGTTGCCCCGTTTCAGTTTCAGTATCTGTGCCATACCCTCATTCGTTTAATTATTAATCCTCCACTCATGTCCTTCCGGGTTCCTTCGAGGAATCCATCTTATCTTCCCTTGTCCTCAGCACTTTTCAAAAAGTCCCTCCATCCACCACCTTCCCGTCAATAGCAGCATTGTCCACCAGCAGACCCGCCACAAGCACAAAGCCGTCATCCCTGATCTTCAGCGCGCCAAGGGGAGCTGCAGCATCAACCAGCACTGCCGTATGCATCTTCACATGCCCCCCGGGCCCGAGGTAGTCGTCTGCAGCAGGTATCAGATAAGCCATTGTTCCCCTTCATGTTTTACGGTCATCACCACTCTTCCGGTTTCTCTTTCTCAGCAGTCAGCACGCCGCATTTTCAAGCCGCAATCTCCTCAAACCGCGCATTGTAATCTCCGAACGTAATATCCGCCGAGCCGAAGGTCGCATAGCCGATGACGCAACTGATAGTCCAGCCTCTTGCAAGCAGTGCCGCATGGGCTGCATTGCTGCTTGAGGTGCGCCGGCCATTCACCCCGCTGATATCAAGCACGCCATTGTGTATTGCCGTTGCTGCCAGGTCATGCAGCAGCTGGTCGATATCCCCGGCAAGGAGGTGCAGGTCAGCAAGTTTCAGCACAATGCCGTTCGCCCATGCAGGCAGCAGCGCGCCGCTGTAGCTGGCGGCAAGCGTGCCGCTGAGGTCGATCTTCTTCAGGTGCGGCAGGCGCTGCAATGCCGCAAGGTCGCCGTGCACCAGCGTATGCTGCAATGCGAGCTGCTGCAGCGCAACCGGCAGCGTGGCGATGTCGCC